AGTTTGCCCGTGGCAATTTTAAGTTGGGCAGTCATATCAGATGATCCAACAGCAATGGACAAGGTTAAATTGTTCTTCGAGATGTTCTCGCAGCTTCCGAGCTGGTTCACAAATCTCTGGATACTTGTCGTGGCGAGTATTTATGGAATAAAGGGATCACAAATCTTTACAAACAGAAAAAAATAGATATAACTACTTCATGATTAGAGGAGACAGTTCGGAATATGAACTACTTGAAAAATGGAGTAAAGGATTTAATTGCCAAGGTTATAAATCATGTGAGATCGGAGTTCGTGAGGGACTTGGGTCTAAGATTATTATGGATAACATCATCAATAATTTTATTCATGTGGGTGTTGATCCTTACGGTAATTTAAATTACCAACATTACGATAACACAGGCTCATACACTTGTGATTACACAGATGAAATGAGAGATACAATGTTAGAAGATTTTAAACCTTACAGAAATGAAGGTAAATTTTCTTTGAGTATAGAAACTGATGTTGAATTTATGAATACGTCAAAACACAAAGATTCTAAATTTGCTTTTATTCATTTAGATGGTCCTCATATGACAAAAGATGTCATTACTGAATCTGTTTGGTTTGCAAATAGATCTGCACCTATTACAAGAATTATTTACGATGATTATCCTAAATACGATATGCCTTTGATTGAAAAAGTAATGGAGAAGTATGGGTTTAAGGTATTAGAAAAAGGCAAAAACAAAATTTGTCTAGAGAAAAATGAATCTTGATCTAGATACATTAGCTGCAATAAAACATTATATCAATAAACAGATTAAACAGATTAAAGACGATATAGTGTACGGTATAGACACAATCGACAACCTCAAGTATTCTAAAGGGAAACTCAGCGCTTTAGAAACGCTGCTACAGGATCTTAAAGACCTGCAGAGAAACGAGGAGAATGTCGATGACGATAATAACACCTGATTCCACTATTGTTGGAGTCAAAAAAAATGGTGAGGTACCACCAGAATCAAAAGAAAATGCCATACCCACTGATCCAGAGGGTATTAAAAAATATCTAAGCATTATACCAAAACCAGTTGGATATAGACTTTTAGTTAGACCTTACGCAGGTCCTAAAAAAACTAAAGGTGGAATTATCTTAACTGATACAGTGAATGACACTATTCAAATGACAACCGTAGTTGGTCTTGTTGTTGAGATGGGTGATCTTTGTTATCAGGATAAAGAAAAATTTCCAAAAGGTCCTTGGTGTAAGAAGGGTCAATTTGTAATCTACGGTAGATATGCCGGTTCTAGATTCAAAACTAAATATGGTGAACACCGTATTTTGAATGATGATGAAATCATCGCAACAATAGCAAAACCAGAAGATATTCTGCATTTATATTAAGGAGAACACATCATGAGTGATGCAAATAAGAATCCTGAAGTAGAAATCGATCTTGATGATGTTAAAGAAACAGATGTTAAGATTGAAGAAACAAAACAGGAAGAGTCAAAACAGCCAGACTTAAATTCTGGTGAAGTTGATTTAGGTTATACTGAACACGATAGGGAAAAACCCAAAGAAGATATTGCGGTTGAAGAAGTTCAGGAAGAACCTGTACAAGAAACAAAAAAAGAATCAGAACCTGAGGATTTAAGTGAAGTTTCTGAAACTGTTAAAAAAAGAATAGATAAACTTACTAGAAAATTTAGAGAAGCTGAAAGAAGAGAACAAGCTGCTTTAGATTTTGCTAAGGGTTTACAAAAAAAGTATGACGATACTCAAACTAAATATGATTCTACAGATGAAAAATATCTGAAAGAGTTTGATGCGAGAGTTGATGCTCAAAGAGAACAAGTTAAGAAGAAGTTAAAGGACGCTATTGAGTCTAATGATGCGGAAGCAATCATGCAGGCTAATGACGAGATGACTCAATTAACTGTTGAAAAAGAAAAAGCTAGAATTAAGATGGCTGATAGAGAAGCTAGATTGAAACAGCTTGAAGAGCAAAAAAACGCACCAAAAGAGGAGCCAACCCAAGAACAAAAGACTGAACAATCTGAACCTAGCGGTAAAGCTAAAGATTGGGCAACTAAAAATGCTTGGTTCGGTAACGATAAAATCATGACAAATGCAGCAATGACTGTGCACGAAGATCTAGTGGGCATGGGTGTTGATGTTGAAAGTGATGAGTACTATAATGAGATAGACAAACGAATGAAGGATAATTTTCCTCATCGTTTTGCTAGTCAAGAGCAACGAAGACCCGTCCAAAAAGTTGCTTCTGCTGGAAGATCTCAGCAGGGACGTAGATCTGTGAGACTCACCAAATCACAGGTGGCGATTGCCAAAAAATTAGGGGTGCCACTAGAAGAATACGCTAAATTCGTGAAGGAGGTATAGAATGAGCGACAATGTAAAAAGAACTTCACGCGCGTCTGAAGAAAAAAAAGAAACAAGGTTAAAACCTTGGACGCCACCATCATCTCTGGATGCACCACCTGCGCCAGACGGTTATGTTCATAGATGGATCAGAACCGAAAGTATGGGTTTCCAAGATACGGCTAACGTATCTAAGAAAATGAGAGAAGGTTGGGAATTTGTGAGAGCCGAAGAGATTAAGAATCAATTAGGTGATCATGGTTATCCAATCATAGCTCAAGGAACCTACGCAGGGTTGATCGGGGTTGCTGGCCTTGTGTTGGGAAGGATACCCGAAGAGATCGCAAAAAGCCGTGCTGAGTATTTCAAAAGAATTACTCAAGATAGAGTTACCGCGGTGGACAACGATGTCATGAAGGAACAACGACCTGAGATGCCTATTAATATTAGTAGACAATCTCGCGTAACTTTTGGTGGAGGAAACAAAAATTAATTTTTTGGTAATCACCACTACAAGTAAATGTTAAACAATAAAAGGAGAAAACAACTATGGCTAATGTAGCTGAAAAATACGGTCTAAGACCGGTAAGAAAGTTAGATGGCTCTCCGTTTATTAACGCACAAAACAGATACAGAATTGCAAGTGGTTATGCTACTGCAATTTATCAAGGTGACTTGGTAAAACCTGTTACAGGTGGTGGTATCGAAAGAGCGGTAGCTAATACTTCCGATCTAGTCGTTGGCGTTTTTAACGGGGTGTTCTACACAGACCCTACTACTCAAAAGCCTACTTGGAAAAACTACTACCCTGGTGGAGTTGCCGCTAGTGACATCGTCGCTAACGTCATCGATGACCCGCATGTAGTTTATTCAGTAGATTCTGATGGAGCGTTTGCTGTGGCAGACATCTTTAAAAACTTTGCAATAACAACAGGTGCAGGTAACACTTTAACTGGAATCTCTGAAGTCCAAATGGACTACAGTGTATCTGGTTTAACAACAAGTGGAACTGTCCTTCAAGCAATTGACATTTCGCAAGACACGCAAAATGACACTGCTGGAAGCGCGAACGTGGATGTGTTAGTTAGAATTAACAACCACTTCTACGATCAAGGAACAGGAGTATAATTTATGGCTATATCAAGATCACAACTAGTTAAAGAACTAGAGCCAGGATTGAACGCACTGTTTGGCCTGGAATACAACAGATACGACAATGAACACGCAGAGATCTTTGCTTCAGAGTCTTCAGACAGAGCGTTTGAAGAAGAAGTAATGTTATCTGGCTTCGGCACTGCTGCTACTAAAGCAGAAGGTGCTATGGTCACTATGGACCAAGCTACTGAAGCGTATACATCAAGATACACTCACAATACTGTGGCGCTAGGATTCGCGATCACAGAAGAGGCTATCGAAGATAACTTATACGACAGATTAGCAGGCAGATACACAAGAGCTCTTGCAAGATCAATGGCGCAATCTAAACAAATCACAGCTGCTAACATTTTGAACAACGGTTTTGACACTGGTGGTTCATACAATGGTGGTGACGGTAAAGCACTTATGACTACTGATCACCCTTTAGCAAATGGTGGAACTTTCAGAAATGAACTTTCTACTGCTTCTGATTTGTCAGAAACTTCGTTAGAACAAGCGTTGATTGACATCGCGGCGTTCGTAGACGAAAGAGGATTAAAGATCGCTCTACAAGGTAGAAAAATGATAATTCCAAAAGAATTACAATTTACTGCTGAGAGAATCATGAAATCACCTTTATCTACAACTCCAGGTGGATCAAATGCGTTTGCGAAAAACGACATCAACGCAATGATGAACATGGGTATGGTTCCAGAAGGTTACAGAATTAACCATTTCTTAACTGATACTGATGCATTCTTCATTATGACTGATGCGCCAAACGGTTTGAAAAACTTCGTAAGATCGCCAATTAAAACAGCGATTGAAGGAGATTTCGACACTGGTAACGTTAGATTCAAAGCTAGAGAAAGATACAGCTTCGGTTGGTCTGACCCTAGAGGAATCTTCGGTTCTCCAGGAGCGTAATAAAATACATATTGCAGGGGCGTACTTTACGCCCCTGTATTTAAAGTTTATAATAGGATTTATTATGGGATACAAAAGCGATATACAAGCAACTAGATCAACTGCTAGCGCAGGTGCAACTGCAATCATAGAAGGCCCAATCAGATTAAGAGGAATTATTGTAGCTTCAAGCGGTGGTGGAGCTGGTGTTTTAGAATTAACAACAACTTCAAACTCAGGAACTACACTTTTATTATTAGATGTTCCTACAGGTGATGTAATTAACTTTTCTTTTCCAGAGGATGGTATTCCTTTTCCAAAAGGTATTTTTTGCAAAACAAAAACTCACGTTGCCGCATACACATTACTAACTGATAAATACTCAGCTCCAGGATTAACATCATAGGTAAAACATGGACTACTATGCTGACTTAGGTATAGAGATCGATGGTTTCGCAAAAGGTGGAATGCCTGCGCGTAACAAAAAGAACTTTAGATCTACAAAATCAGGTGCTGGAATGACAAGAGCGGGTGTTCTTGCCTACAGAAGAAAAAACCCTGGATCTAAATTAAAAACAGCAGTTACAGGTAAAGTTAAGAAAGGAAGTAAAGCTTCAAAAAGACGTAAGTCATATTGTGCAAGATCAGCAGGTCAAATGAAAATGCATAATGTTAATTGTAGTAAAACTCCAGATAAGAGAATATGCGCTGCAAGGAGAAGATGGAAATGTTAAATTGGATTAAAAAGATATTAGGGGTTGATAAACTAGAATATAAAATTAGACTATTAGAAAGAAAAAATTATTGGAGAGAAAAATATAAAAATGTCTTATCTAAACGCGAACATACCCCCAATATACTGTAAACTAAGAAAGGAGTATTTATATGATCTTAAAAAACATAAAGGAGAAACTGAAGAATGTGTGGTCTTCGCTATCACATCTATTCCAGGTCGTGCGATCTTATTCAATATCATGTTACCAAATGGTGCGTGCTATTGGAGGTTACCTATCAGCGCTTTTTTCCAAAAATCGTTTGACAGAGCTTCCGTCCCAGATTTGGAAGCACATGAATTGGAACTATGGAATAGTTTTAGTTATTATCCTAGTGTTACTACTTTTGATTTTCTAATTGGAGAAAAGGGAAGGTATCTAGGGTTAGATAAAAAGTTCTCATATGGAAACTATTTATTTACAATTGATTGGGCTCATCCAGACCCCAATATCTTGGATGTTGAACACTCTGAAATTCCTGAAGAACATAAGTGCGCACATATACTGGTTCTCGATAACGGCAATTATGCAGCTCAGCCTAATAATCGTATTTTGTGGAATATTGGTTCATACACTACTGATAACAGCTGGCCTGACTATACAGTCCAAACTACAGAATGGAATGTCGAAAACAAAGGCTTGGTTAGTGAAGATACTGACAAAATGTTTTATAATATAGAAAAGAAAGAAAAAAGTAAAAGAACATACTCAAAATATAAGGAATACGCACACGATTTATCTTTTGAAAACAACAGTAATAAAAATGATTGATAGATTTGTATATACGTTTTTTGGGGTTCTAGACAAAGTTTGTGAATGGATAGATAATATATTTAAAACTAAAAAAAAGAAAAAAAGATGAATTTGGAAAAAGATTTAAAATTGATAAAAAAACAAATACAGATGAAAAAATCTGCTGTAGCACAATTAAGAAAAAGAAGCGCAGATTCTATAGCAAGACCAAAAGCTGTAAAAAATATTTTATCCAATGATCCGAGAATGCAGGGTATTTAATGCCTAAATCACTTGATATCGGAGAAGAGGCAAGAGTACAGATGCCGATGAAAACCGTAGCCTCTCTAATAATTTTAGTTGCTATGGGTGTATTCGCTTATACAGAGCTTACTGCAAGGTTAGTATCGTTAGAGACATCACGTGAGTTGTTTGAAAATGATTTGTTAAAAAAATCTGAGCAAGTACCTACAGACCAGGAGCAACATTTTTTAATTGAGGATTTGTACAAATCCGTCGAGAAAATGGAAGAGACTCAAGAAATGAATATGACTAACAAAGTTAATATAGAATTTTTAAGAGAACAATTAGATAAAGCATTGGAAGA